GTATAATGGCGTAAAACTCGACGCTGCAGGAAATATAACAGACGATTTGTTTCAATCTACCATATTAAAAATATTAAAGAAATACAAATATGATGTAAAAGATTCTGATATTATTGTAGATAGATTTAAATGTTTGCCAGATGATAAAGAGGTATTTAATAAAATGTTTGTAAATGTGAGTAATGGTTCTCTATTTAATTCAGATGTTTTGGTGCGTCGTATATTAGGGTTAACATCATTTCTAAGTGACAAAGAAGAATTAATGCCTAGTATTATCAAAGGCAAAGATGGTTCAAAATTTCACATTGTAAAAACAGAAATGAGCGATTATCAATTTGGTTTATATGAAAAAGTACGTAAAGAAGAAGCTGAACAAGAAAAGAAATCACGTAAAAATGCATTGAAAAATAAAGATGATAATGAATTATATAAATTTTCGTCAACTTATCGCATTTTTTCACGCGCATTATGTAATTTCGCATTTCCCCCTGATGTTGAACGTCCCATGCCCAGTAAAAAAGAAGATGTTTCTGAAGATGCAGTGGATGGTATTAAGAAAAAGGAAATTATTAGTCGTGATAATTTTAATCCAGAAGACGAAAGTGCGATTACAGATGATACAAGTTATCAAAAGAAAATAACAAAATCACTAAAAGAATTAGCAAAAATGGAAAAGGGCGGTAGCTCGAAATATTTATCCAAAGATAGTTTGCAAATGCTTAGTCCCAAATTATTATCGTTATTAGAGAACTTACAACATCCCGATAATATTGGATTACATCTTATTTATAGTCAGTTTAGAACGATGGAAGGTGTTGGAGTATTAAAACTCATACTTGACGCAAATGGGTTTGCGGAATTTAAAATTAAAAAATCGACAAATGGTGACTGGAGTATTGTTCAGAAAATAGGTGATGAAGATAAACCCAAATATGTTTTATATACAGGTACAGAAACTGCTGAAGAAAAAGAAATAATTCGTAATATTTATAATAGTGATTGGGACGTTGTACCTCCATCATTGGTTGCACAATTAGAAAAACGACAAAAAAATAATCAATATGGAGAACTTATTCGAGTGTTAATGATTACTGCTTCGGGAGCCGAAGGTATTAGTTTAAAAAACACACGTTTTGTTCATATTGTTGAACCCTATTGGCATATGGTACGTAAAAACCAAGTCATTGGACGTGCTCGACGCATTGGAAGTCATTTGACTTTACCCAAAAAACATCAAAATGTAAAGGTTTATTTGTATTTATCAACATTGTCTGAAACACACAAAACAAGTGAAAAACATATTGAATTACGCATTCGTGACATTAGTCGTATTGACGGTAATACTCCTGTAACAACAGATGAAACGTTATTCGAAATTTCAACATTAAAAGACAATATCAATAAACAAATATTGGATGCCGTCAAGTCAAGTGCTTTTGATTGTAGTTTATATGCTACGAAAAAAACAGATGAATCTGTTGCGTGTTATAGTTATGGAAACATAAAATCCAATGATTTTGGTAGTATTCCAAATATTGACATTGATAAATCAGACAAAAAAGAATTAAATTTGAAAGAAAATGTTCTCGATAATTTACAAGAAATAACATATAAAGGTACAAAATATACATTAGATATCAAAACTAACAAAATATATGATTATGAAAGTTATCAAGCAGCACAAGAAAAAATGGGGGATTTAATATTTGTAGGTAAGATGGTCAGTAAAGATGGAAAACAAACGATTGAATTTATTTAATTATTATTATTGTAATTGTTGTTATAGTTATTGTTATTGGTATTATAGTAGTTGTTGCTGTTGTTGTAATTCACAATATTATTTTCAAAATTATTATTATAAATAGGCACTTCAAATAAATCCCTTGGGGCAGTTGGACTCGTTTGAATATATAGATTATCAGGTAAATTCGTGTATTGTTCAGCATGGCCTATACGAGTGATTAGAGATTGTATTCGGTTTTCTTGTACACGCCTGATTTGTGTAGTTTCATTATTTATCATATCTTGAAAAACTTGCATCCACCATATACGATCGAATTGTGACATGTTGCGAAACCATTGCAATATTTCATTTTCATTATTTGAAACGTTCATGCTGTTATTATATTAATATTATAAACACATTAATATAATATACTAATCAATTTCTTTTAATAAAAATTGATTCATATTTTTCGTTAAGATATAATTATATATAATTCATAATTATGAGAAACCCTATTAGCGTTGCGTGTGGTATTTTGGAGGTCATTCCCAGTGAACAAAAAGAATTCATTTCGGACATACATTTGTATGTTACGGATTTAAAGTTTGTTGCACCCGAAGTGTTAGGAAAAGACCCAAAACATTGGCATAAATTTAGTCAAATTCTTAACAAATATATTTCACAAGATGATTACAATAATACAGAATGGTGTAAAGGGGTGATTAACATTTTTACAGATCCAAATTATGAAGTAGTATAAAAAAGAGGATGATTTATAACCAATTCCTGAACAATCATTCCCAACGACGCAATCATTGCTAGACGTCCATTATTCAACTCTTTATCCAATAATAATCCATTTTTTTCCTGAGCCAAGTCAATGTCAAAACTTAATCCAATATCGCCAGGTTGATATTCCTCTTTAAGTTCAAATGGATTAGTATATGGATTTTTCCATCCACGAAGCATTGAATTAAATTCAGACGCAAACATAATAGTTAAAATGGCGACTTTTCCTGAAGAAGGAAGTTCATCAAATCCGTGAATGGCTTGTTTGTGTGTAAATTGTTCTACAATGGGTATTAATGTTGCAGAAACCATACCAATACGTCCATGTTTTAATTCGGCTTCTCTGTAATAATTTACTTTTGTAGTATCCTTTGAAAATCCAAATGGATCAAATGACTCCAATGGTGGTGTAGAACCACGAATAACTGATGGGGGTGACAAGCGTTCAACTTGTATAATACGTGAAACACATTGTGTAAGCATAGATAAAGACAAAAGAAAGAAGATTCTCATTATACATAAAATATACATTATTTTTTATGTATTTTCCCTAAATATATAAAAAAAATATTACAGCATATATGCTGTAATGACGTGGCATATATTTTATTATATTCTGACGTGGCGTTTTTTCGTTTTATTAAAATATTTAGTACACCGTTTTTTACGTTTACACGTTTTTTTTGCTAACTTATATGCTTTCCCTTTTTTATTACACCCTTCTTCCAATAAATGAAAATCATAGAATACTGTATTGCCCCCGGTAATCGCACTTGCCAGTCGCGCAATGCCCCAAGATTCAGCGGTTTGATTTGGTCGAGAACCACTTGAATAGTACGCACCACGTCCTTTATTAACTATTTTTTCCAACGCATCAATACTACATTGAGTTTTTTCAGAAAGTTCTCTAGATGGTTTAATGTTCTCCATATTATAAATTTTCATTGCTTTATTAATATGTTTTGACTTCTTAGATTTATAGGATTTTACCTTGGGGCGTTCTAAATATTTTCCTTTTTTATAGAGTTTTCGAGAACGTAATATATTCTTTTTCTGTTGTATAATATCCTTTTTATCGAGATGTTTGGGAACGTATTTATCTGGAATACTCATTTATATTATAATAATATAAAAATAAAATTATGTATATTTTCAATGTCTAGTGGATTATTTGTGAATCCTACACTTTTTAATCCCATTGCAAATAAATTAAAAGTAATATTCTGCATACCCGGAAATCACTTTTCTAATAAATTTTTCATTTCGTGGACCCAAACACTATTAATATTAGGACATAAATATGATATTAAAATATCAAACCAGTACTCATCACAAGTTAATTTTGCACGCGCATTGTGTTTAGGTGCAAACGTATTAAATGGACCGGATCAGAAACCATTTAATAATGGTGGCATTGATTATGATGTAATTATTTGGTTAGACAGTGATATGGTGTTTACTCCCGAAATGATAGATAAGCTAATAAAAAATGGTATGCAACACAAGATATATTCAGGTATATATGCAATGGACGGTGGAAAACATTTATGTTGTGTAGAAGATTGGGATGAAGAATATTATAAAAACAATGGTTGTTTTAAATTTTTATCGTGTGAAGAGGGTGATGTAAAATTAAAAAACAATCATAAAATAGTGAAATGTGCATATGTTGGTATGGGATGTATGGCCATTAAAAAAGGTGTTATTGAAGATGAACGATTTAAATACCCTTGGTTCTTTAGAAACATTACAGAATTCAATCACAATGGTGAGATTATAACGGATGGAACAAGTGAAGATGTAAGTTTTATACGAAATCTAATTGATAGTGGTGTAATACAAGATGTTCCTGTAGATTTATCATTACGTTTTGGTCATGAAAAACACATAGTATATTAATTTATAGTTTATACATTATAAATTAACTAACAAATATAACGTTTATTTCTTATAGTTATCTGTAATTTTATTCTTACAAGCGGCGTTCGGACATCTTTTAACGAAATATTAATGCGTTTAAAAATGTTTTTAAAAATAATATATAAAACAATCCGCATATATATTGTTATAATGAACGAGGAAAATAACGTATTAACTATTCGAACCGTTCAAATCCAACCCATTCGTAATATGATTACAGCAATAAAAGATATATTAACCGATGCAACAATGACATTTACAAAAGAAGGATTAAAAATTATTAATTTTGATAAAACACATACTATTTTAGTAAATGTAAATTTAAATGCAATTAATTTCGAATCTTATAATTGTGGTCCAAATAAAATCATAGTGTGTGCAAATACTATTCATCTGTTCAAAGTTATTTCAACAATGTCAAATGATGATACATTATCTATTTATATAGAAAAAGATGATTATCATGATGGAGTTGTTTCCCATTTAGGGTTACAATATGATAATGGTTCAATTAAACAATGTTATAGTCAAAAACTGCGTCTTATTGAACCCGATACAGAAGAAATGAGCGTTCCTGATGTAGAATACTCTACTGTGATTAATTTACCTACAAGCGATTTTCAAAAGATCATTCGTGATATGAATGGCATTTCGGACAGAATTGAAATCAAGTCAGTTGGTCAGGATTTGATATTTTCCTGTGCAGGATCCTTTGCTAAATCGAAAATTTATCGTTCTGAATCAAATGGAAATATGGAGTTTATACAAAAAAGTGATGAAACGATTGTTATACAAGGTGAATTTTCTTTGAAAAGTTTGAGTCATTTTATAAAATGTACACCTTTGTGTAGTCATCTTGAAATGTATCTAGGTAATGATCTGCCATTAATAGTAAAATATAATGTAGCTTCATTAGGTGAAATTAAACTTTGCCTAGCATCATTGCCACCTGCCTAACTGATAATTTTTTTTCATTTGTTTTTCTTCTGCACTGGTCCACCATATTTTATTTTTCAAGTCATTTGACTGTAAATAATCATTATTTGGAATGAAAACGTATTCTGTAATGTTAGTAAAGCATATTTTCTGTTCTTGTTTTACTTCTTGTTTTACATCTTTTCTCACTGAATTAGAATAAAGATGTAATCGATGCTTAAAAAAATAAATATCATTCATTTTTAATAATATAATAAGTAATTATTATATTTTTATTTTTAAGTTAATGTTCCGGTTGATGCTTTTTAAAAATACATCCTTTATTACGTTCATCCGTAATTTCATAAAATATAGATGAATCTTGATAATCAATGTTATCCATCCATACTTTTATAATACAAAAACTTTTCTTTGGGGATATAGTAATACCATTAATGTGATTATTTACATTATCATCACTACAAAACGTCTCTCCAGTAACTAATTTAAATAATTTTCGCCATGTATCTGGTACAACCTTGTTATGTATTTTATATGAAAAACATCCCCCGTTTCTATTTTTTTCGTGTTCCCATTGTGGGTCAATGCCACTTCTCATTAAAAACAACATTGTATTTCTTAATACACCTTCATTAATTGTTTCATTAAGTTTAACCACTTCCTCAACAGAATTTATATTCTCCATGATTAATTTATAACTATCCAAATTCCAATTTTGATCGGTTGGTAAGTGGTAATACAAATTCCACTTATCATTCAATAAATGTGTTTGAGGCATACTTATCCTCTTGTAAATATAATATAAAATACATTTATATTGTATTATAAATCAATTTTACTATGTTAGTAATTATTCACATTTCTCTACAATACATTTATCTTTTTCTATGCGTAAATAATTATTAAACTCTAAAATATATTCATTTGTTTCCGCATCTATAATTACAATTTTATAATTATTATCAAATACATACGGGCTAAATTGATATTCTAACAAACGTTTTACAAAACAAGGGGAAAAAAGTTCATTTCCAACTAAAAAATAAGAATCATCCAAATAAAATGTAATTTTATTTTTCATAGATGGATGACTATATTCAATCGTTAAAAAAGATACATTGGATTTTTCTATTTCTTGCATTTTTACATCTGTATACATATTTATTTTTGAAATAACAGAATTATAATATTTTATTAAATACAATGAATCACATATATTACCGTAATTTACATATTCGTTTACCAATTTATCATTAGATTCGTCCAATGTTTTATTTATATTTTTTTTATCGAAATAATCTGGTAAAATCGTACGATCTTCAATCATAAAGTGCAATGAATTTTTAGTGTGAGTGTGTTCATATAATAGACAATTTGTTTGCCAATTCATAGCATCAGGTTGATATTTTACATTCATTAAATAACATATAACATTATAACTATTAGTATAAATTACATCCACACTTGTTTTAAATAATGCATTAGAATTATATACATTTTTTATGTAATCGCGGGCATCATTATAAATATTAATACATTGTAATGATTTATTTATAACCCAGGGTTTTCTAATCAATTCTTGAATATAACTATTCATTAACATTAATCATAAAAATATTTTTATATTATCTTATAAAAATATTTTTTATTCACTGATATACCATTACATAGCGGTTTAAATATCCAATGTTACTGTGTTCTTATCTGATTTTTGTTTACGTTTTTGTGTACGCTTAGGCATTTTTCCGCTACTCTGCGATAAATCACCCAATGATGTTGCACTAACTACTGAATCTTCTTTTTCTTTATTTATAGTAATATTTTTTGTTTTTAATCCAGCCAAAATGTTTTCAATGTCATCGTTTTTTGGTCCACGCATTTCAGGTCGTGCACTTTTTTCTTGCGAATTTAAACTCCCAAAACCATTTAGTTCTACCCCTTCCTCATTCATAGATGAACGTAAATCTGGCCGACTATTTAATGATGTTCTTGCGTCACGCCCCACTTTCGTTTGCTGTGGTGCGGGAGGAGGTCCACCTTTTGGACGCATATCTTCCTCCTTCATCATTTCATTTGCAAATGCAAAACCAGGGGACTTTTGGCTCATTGTATCTACAGTAGCATCTGTAAATGCCTTCATCAAATCCGGATTTTGACGAATAACATCATTAAAACCAGGAGCAGAACTAGAAAGAGCTTTATTTGTAAAACTGACCACAGCGGCACTAAATCCTAATCGCAATACAAGTGATAACTCGGGGGCCATTTTTGCACCTTTATATTTATCATGTAATTCAGCAAATATTTCTTCATAACTGTCAATATCATCATTTATTTGTTCACCCCAACCATCCAAATTAACACCAAATGGGTCAAAAGCAGCATTTGCGTATTCTAATGAATTTACTGCTGTCATAAACCACCACCCTTGTAATTTAATACTATCTTTAGTACGCTTATCTTCCATTGCCGTTTCGTATTCATCTTCTATTTCATCATAAGGCGACTCCATTGTTAAATTATTATAACCTTTCAATTGACCCTTTTCATGCCACCCATCCAATTTTTTTAACATAAGACGCTTTTTGCGACGCATTTCGCGCTCATTCATCTTGGGTGGTGCAGGATTAAAAAAGCTTGTTGCTTGCTTTAAAAATCCATCTGAGTTTTGTCCAATTGTTTCGGCAGTTGCTGCCCCTAATTTTGAATCCGTTTTATCTTCGTCAATGTTCAATTGTATAGGTTCAGTATCCAATTTAATAGTAGATGGTTTATCTTCAAAACTACTTAAATTTACTGTTTCGCCCAAATTTACAGACGACCCGCCACCTGTTCCTGTCAAGTCATTTAACTCATTTTCTAGCGCATTGAGATCACCAACTTCAATATTACCCCCTCCTGACAAAGGGATATTTTTTTCATTCATTAATAATTCAATACCTGGCCCAAATTTCGTTGTAGAAATATCGTTACTCCCAACATCTTGTAATGTACCATCAATGTCTAAACTTACTTCTTCCATTATGATAGTTAAAGAAGAATTATTTTTAAGTTTAACGCACATATTATATTTTATTTTCTAAATACCAAATACCTTGTAAAAAACAATCAGCCAAATCATCTTTCTTTTTTACTTCTAAATGACCGTTCCATTGGTCATACAAATTATACTTCTTCAACATTTCAACCGAATAAGTAATTGCATTTTTTTTATTCTCTTTATATCCTGTACCCTCTTTCTCAAAATATTTTAATTTATTTTGTGAACTTATAAATTGTATATCTATACTTTCATTTTTCATTATAAAATATTGTGCTAACATACCTTGTATTGTTTTCATACGGTTGGCAATTGGACTTATTTGATTTTCAATAATTACCAAATCTATTTCCGCTGTAACAAAACATTCATTACTTTTTAATTTTATTTTTTTACCTAATTCTATCAAATCATATTGGTCACATTTCTTTCCTTTTTTATTACATTCACTTAAACACCGGTTATTATAAAATTCTAAAAATGTGTCAATACATTCCTTTTTTGTTTTCTTTTCTATTTTAAGAAAATGACTATTTACCAATTTAAATAACTCATCGACGGATTTTTTATATAATTTAGTTTTTGTATAACTCTTATTTGGAACAAAGTATTTACTTTCATTTGCATGATTTTTACAAAAAAACAAATTATCTTTATTATAATACGCCTTCTTGTTACATATTTTTTTGTTTTTTAGTACAGCATTACACTTGCGTGTTTCTAACATATCATCTTCAATTAAGTTCATTATACCCCATTTATCTATTTTTACTTCATTATTACACAAATCTAAAATACAATATGCCATATTTTTGATTCCTACATCAAAACTTATTAATTTCATTTTATAGAATACTATAAAATGATATTTAACTTACTTTTCATCGAATTTAATATTTGGTGCTATTTTACGTTCCGCCAATTCAAATTTCATCATATAATTCTCTTTTAAATCACTATTATCTGTATAAACAATATCAACAATATTTAATTTATTTTCTTTTGATACTTCATTTAAATTTGTATTCATAATATTTGTAGCTTCTTTATTCATTACCTTTCGATAATCACAATTTTTTATAACGGGTTCACCTAAACTACTATTTACACTAGGACGTCCAAATACCTTTAATATAGGATCATTTTCATTATACTGTCTATAATCCCCTTGTATTTCTTTATAAGCTTGATTAATATCCATAATATATATTAATCAAATATTTTATTCGTTAATTAATAGCGAAACCAAATCCGGTTTTTTCATTTTTGATACAGCGTTTGACAAATTTCTATCTTTCACCATTTGTTTTAACTGTGCAACATTCATTTTTTCATACTCCTTTGTAATATCTTCCTTTTTTAAAGATTCTATCTCTTCTGTTACTTGTCTTTTTACTTCACCCTCTTTATCATCACTATCCTCAACATCCTCTTCTTGTACTTCACATTCCTGACTCTCCTCATCTTCATCTTCACCTTCCTCACTATCCTCCTCATCACCTTCCTCACTATCCTCCTCATCACCTGCCTCACTACCCTCCTCATCACCTTCCTCACTATCCTCCTCATCACCTGCCTCACTACCCTCCTCATCACCTTCCTCACTGTCCTCATCATCTTCATTTTTTTCAGATTCATTGGGGTACTCCATTTCTCTGTACTCTTCTGCTTCACCATAATATTCATCACTATTGACATTACTTAATGGTACTATATTTTGAATTCCATTGTCACTTTCATCATGATTCAGTTTCTGTACAACATTGTTTACAATCTGTAACAATGTTTCGGTCTTCTCTTCCATTGCTCCTAAACGTTGTCTAAAATGATAAACGAGTACAACTACTAATATTGAGCTGATAAGTATACTTGCTACAAAAAATGTATTTAAAAATCCGTAAACCTCCATATAAAGATTTTTATATAATATACTATTAAGACAAACGTATTATTTAAATCTATTTACAAATATATTTTAATATTGCCATTTTATATAAATGGAAGACGAAAATAATCAAAAAGTTTCCAATAAAATAGATCTTAATTTTGATAACAAAATGCTTATCATAGTCGTATTATGTATTATTTTGTTCTTTTCACTTTTAGGAGTGAATCTATTCTTCTTTTTTGGAGGTATATTTGAAAGCGTGACAAAATTTGTAATGCCCTTGTTTAGACAAATATTATCTTTACTCGGTTTCTCTGCTGGTACTATTATTAACAAAACCGCGGATGTAGTTGGAGATACAGCAAAATTCAGCGTCGATATTGCTGAAGGTACGGTACAATCTGTCGGCACTTTACTGCAAAAGGCAAGTGCAGGCGGATTAACTGATGATATGCGTCGCAATTTCAAAGATTCGATGAATGTCACGCCATCATCGTATGAAAATTCTGTACTCTCAACGGCAGCATCAAAGCGTTCATCTTGGTGTCTTGTTGGAGAATATCAGGGTAAACGCGGTTGTGTTGAAATAAACGAAGGTGACAAATGTTTAAGTAAACAAATTTATCCTAATAAACAAATGTGTTTAAATCCTACGCAAACAAATAATATGCAACACGTAAACAAAGCAGCTGCGCGTAATCAGCAATAATCATTATATGTAAATGTTACATTTACATCTTGTTTCGAACCATTTTTATATGTACATAAACTTATATCATCAAACCGGTCAGTTACTGTCATTTTAACTGACCCATATAAATATGTTTCATTGTCATATGTGTAGTCATATGACTTGTAAGTATAGTTAGAATATTGAATACCTTCACCATAATCGTATATTAATATATTATTGTTTAATATATTTATAGATGGATCAATACGACTTAACTTAATGGGTTCTTCTTTTCCAATATTTACAAAATAATAAACACCTTGTTTTAAATTATATGTTATGTTTGATTGATAATATGTATCAAACACATAATAATTTTTAGATATATCTTGTAATGATATTGCTTCTGTATTTTTTAAATTATATGCATTGTTGTTTATGTCATAATCAAAATAGACAAAATTACTTAGACATCGAACATAATTTTCAACGGTAATATTGGATGTTGTTATTGCTAACTGATTAACAACACTATTTGTGCTTGTATTTTGGACGACCATTGCATTTTGTTTGGCATTGTCAGAATAGGATAATACATTTAAAGAATTGTAATTGTTTGAATTTGTTTCTATACTACCACTATTAATACTATTAAAACTACAATCTTCTTGTATAAGTAAGTTATTTGTATCTATATTTGTCATTATACCGATTTTTATATCAAAATCACCCAAACTTGTTAGGTTCTGAGTTGATATAACCGGTGTAATACCAATATCATATACATAATCACTTGTGCTGTTTAAATTTATATTATTAATGGATACATTTTGTAAATAAATAATACCAGTAAAATCTTTATTGGTTTCTTTATTATAATTAAACGAAACGTCAAAATTAACATTACTTGATTGAAAATTTACATTTAAACTAGCAGTGATACTATTATTAAAACTTAAATTACACGCAAATGATGATAAATTTATACTATTATTTTGAATGTAAATGTTACCTTCACGTCTTAAACTAGTTGATTTCATAACACCATTTATATACAATGCAATTGGAAAGTTAATATCAACAATTGTATTGTCACTTTGTGGTTTTAAAGTATATAATTGAAGTACATTACTTGTTGAATTATTCAACACAAATTTATTTGACTCATAATTCGATAGTATATTATAAGGATATCCTTCATTTAATATGCCATAATTAATAGTTTCTTTTTTATATTTATAGAGGGGAACAGATTCATCAAGATATAAATCTATATTTCCGGGTACATTTGCTGCTGTTGAATTCGTTTTTATTATAGTATTAGGACATCCATTATCCAATGTCTTTATTTTGTAAAATGTTTGATATGTATCATTTAAATCTCGATTATAAAATGAGACAAAGGTTTTTGGTACTTTTAATTTACTTTTATTGTTTACAAAAAATGACCATTTCTGTTTTTGAGTTAAATCATTTGTTTTATTTGATGAAGTATTATTTGCATATTTTAATATTTCAGCTTTACGTCGCATATCTAAATCAAATTGTGTATATGCAGTAGTAGTATATGGAGATTCAACTTCATAACGACTAATTGGTATATGTAATTGTTGCTTTTTTTCTCGTTGTAAACACATATCACTTAATGTTGTCATTTATAATATATATTATAAATGATAATAAATTTATGTTTAAACCTTAGAACTATACCATATATTGGACAAATATCCATAGTAATCTTCTTCGCCTACTCCAGTAGCATATTTGCTTGTAGACATGTTAGGACCGTTATTTACAATGCTGTTAATTTCAAATACGTTAAGTGCTTTTGCAAAATAGCGCAAATCTGATAATTTTCCAGCAAAACCACCATTCTGATTAACTACAACATCCTGGTAATTTTGTTTGGGTGTATGGTCTAATACGGCACGTCCAGATATAGTACCATTTATATATACATCCATTACTGTGTTTTTCATACGAATAGCAACATGAAACCATTTCATAATAGGAATATTATCAACAGTAACTGTGTTTGTGGGATCACCCGCTTTAACTGTATTCATTTTTACATACAACTGATTGGTATCTGGACCATAATATAAACCAGGACTATTATTAACCACATCTAAATTATTTACCCCAGTAGGAGCATCTCCTTTGCTAAATATGTGATTATACTTTGTTCCTGATGCTGATGGTACGTCCTTACCCATACGTAACCATACACCCCACGTAAATTCTAAACCAGTATTTTCATTGTTTGATTTGAAAATAGGTGTATAATCCGCTGACTTTGGGTCTTGGCTAACTACTACGGGTTCAGTCCCATCCAATAGTCCCTGCACTACATAGGGGTGCTTACCTGGTTGTGTAAAGTAAGCAATTAACGTTATACCAATGCGAATTAAAAAGGTAAATACAATTACCACTAAAATTAAAAATCCAAACTTAACAACCATTGTATTTGAATCTAAAAACGATTTTGACCCTTCTACATTTTTTGTCAAGTCATCTACGCCTGCATTTAATGATTCCTTAGCACTTGATATGCTATTACTTAATGTTTCATATCCTTGGTTAAAAGCATCAGATGATTGTTGTCCAATATTATCAAAAGTATTTTGAGTTGATGACATTACTACTTATATACTATATTAATACATAAGTAATTTCCTAAAATAAGGTAAATTTAGATTGTTCAATATTATCCTTAAATAATGAAAGGTCTACACCATACGCAGGTAATATACCACTACGTCCATTTCCTTCCATATAAATATCATATACCTTTTGTGGATTCAATGGCTCGGCCCAGCGTTTAAATTTTGTAATATATCCCTCAAAAGAACCACTGCTTAATGTCCAGGTACTTGGTGTACCGTGTGTATATTTGGCAGATTTAACTAATTTGCCATCCATATAAACATCAATAATTTGATTGTCAATGCTTATTGTTAAACATACCCACTTTTGAATGGGGAAATTATCAGTAATTATTAATTCCGCTCCCGATGTTGCAGCAGTAGAAGCATATTTTAAAGTAGGTGTGCTTGCTGCTAAATAAAGTTTTGTACCAGCTGGATTTTGAGTATCACCATTACTAAAAGTAATAAATGGGCACTCACCACTATGTTTCTTTACATAAACCCAAATACTATGAGCATATCTTGTCGAATTTGGACTGCTTAAATCTTCCGGTGTAACGCTTGTCGCCGAAGTGGTGACATTTTTATAGTCAGAAATTTCCTGTGACACATTTGTTACATATTGATAAATTACATATATCAACACGATTAATACGATTCCTAAAATTACCAAAGTAACGTTCATTTTATATATATATACTATAAATATTTTACAACAAGGGAGGATTAAAACTCTGGTATAAATTATAAATATACGCTATTTGCATTTTTGACAGCGGTTCTTCAAAGTATTTAACATTACATATTGCACCATTGCTGTCATCATCATCGCCTATATAAATATTGTCATAAATACTATGGTTGGGACTTTTATCAGTTAATAAAATGGTCTTACGTAGTTCTCCATTTATGTATATAGACACTTCATTACCACTGTAATTAAACACAAAATGATTCCATTTTTGTAGTGGTAAACTCACTTCATAACGGTCTATTTCTCCTTGGTCGTTTATTTTATTATTATTTGTATACTCTATAACAAATACGTGTGGTTCTCGATTATTTGGATCTAGTACAGGAGGTGTTATCTTGTCGACTGCATCATATTCTGTAACATTCGCATCATTATATTGCTTATTTTGGATCATTAATTTGGGTTTACTTGCATAATCAAATATAGTATATTTTTCATTTGTATTTGGTGGAGTATTTATATATACCCACATACTAATACTATAATTGTGTCTAGCTATTTTTTCATTGTTTTCTTCCATTGCCAAATCATAACCACTAAATATAGAGCGACGTTTTTCTAAAAACATGGGATTTTCTAATAATTTAGTTCCCTGTAATGATAATGTGCTTTCGATAAATGGTAAAAAGTATATTGTTGCAAGAATAATAATTAATTCAACAATGTATAATATATACACTGCGGGTGGTGAATTTTTAAAATCTCGTATTATATATTTTATAAAATCTACTATCATACACGGGATGTAAAATAACAAATAAGCAAGAAAACCTAAATTACCATCTAACTTTTTCAAATAATCTCCTAAAAATATATATGCAATACTTAATGCTACAATGACCCCAAATACTAATAATGCATAAAATATACGTTTTGTTACATCTAATTTGTATATGGATAAATCAACATAATTAAATAATATAAATGTTCCTATCATTATACCAATTGCACTAAATGCCATTTTTGCGGACGAACTGTCAAATGCCGATACTGCGTTTCCTAATTTGAAATATAGGTAAATAAGAGGTAAAAGTACAATAGATATGTAAATCACTATATTTGAACTTTTATAAAGCAAATATGGGTCTTTAATCGCATAAAATATAAACACTGTTATACAAGCTAGTAAAATATACAAAATTCCGTATGATGTCATATTATCTTTAAATTCATTGTCTGTATTTAAAAAATTAAGAAAAGTTGTAATAAAAGGAGGAAGATCATCTATTTTCTGTATATTGTATAAAACAATTAACGCTCCTATTATTGAAAATACTATCCAAAAAAATATTTCAGTTACTTTCATTAATATTATTAATATATAATAATATTACATATTCTCCATAGCCGTTTTTTTTCCGTGACATTCTCTACACATTGCTACTAAATTATCTACATGATTAGAACCACCATATTCCAATCGTATTTTATGATCAACTTCAAACCATGCTGTTAGTTGTTTTTTACAATCACCACATTTCCAGTTTTGGTTAGATGCAACATATTTTTTTTTCGTTTCACTTACTGATCGTTTTGTTGATTTCTTTCCCGATTGTTGTATTTTATCGACACTTTGCTGTGGTTGATTTCCGCCACTGTTTTGCATATAATTATTTGCACTAAAATTCAAAAAGGGACTTATTATCTTATTACTATTTTTGTCTAATGGCATGTATTTTAAGTATTCATTTGACGTTTTTATAATTTCTCCTGCTCGCAATGGGTCTCGTTTTATTAGTACATATAACATAAAAGCACCAAAAGCAACACCACCCATTTGCAAATATTTTTTAGAGTCCAATACGGTTTTTATATACTTACCGTCTGTATAAATGTTTCCAATAATAATACCTGTTATTAATAAAAATACTAATTCTATTCTCATTTATATTATAATTGTATTATAATTTTATCATATAAATTGTTAGTATACCAACAAATATGTAGAACAAATAAACATAATGTTTTTTTAAATGTATCATATACGTTTTCAATGTCGTTTTATTTACATACTTTTCTTTATATAATTCGTGCGCTTCACGTCGCGATATTTGCGGTTTACCGATTTTCTTGTTTATATAATTATGAATAAAATGCATCCATTTTTGAAAATCTTTATTATTTCCCAAATAAGGTGTAACCGGATATTTATCTAATAATGCACTAAATTTTTTTCCTATTTCAACATCTGGTATAAATAATGGCATATTCATAATTAAATCATAATATTTTCTTTTTACAACTTCATTTGGTGTTACAGGATAATTATAAGCAATAGTATGAAGAAAAAACCAAAAATGAGGTCCCCAAATTTCTGATTCGTATTTCATTATATAAATTAAAAGACATTATAATAGTAAAATATAAAGATTATGTTACTATTTTTTATATCTTATGAGTGATAATTATTGTAATAACTGTGGAAAACAGGGGCATTTATATCATCAATGTAAATTGCCAATTACAAGTAATGGTATTATTGCATTTCGAATTAATAACAATAATATAGAATATTTAATGATTTGTAGAAAAGACAGTTTGGGTTATATTGATTTATTAAGAGGTAAATATAATTTATATGATAAAAATTACTTACTTGAAATGATTAATCAAATGACCATCCAAGAAAAAGTTAAAATTTTAAAAAATGATTTTGACTTTCTATGGAATGACCTTTGGGGATTAAATAATGCTTCAAAGTATAAAAATGAAGAAAACATTGCCCGAGATAAATATTTTAAATTAAAACAGGGGTATCAACTAAATAGTGAAAATGTTTCATTTAAATCGCTAATTAAAGATTCTAATACTAAATGGGAATGTCCGGAATGGGGATTTCCAAAAGGACGCCGAAATTTTCAAGAAAAAGATTTTCAATGTGCTATTAGAGAATTTTGTGAAGAAACTGGATATAAAAATAATATACTACACAATATCGATAACATTATGCCATTAGAAGAAATATTTACAGGTTCGAATTATAAATCATACAAACACAAATACTTTGTCTCATTTATCAAATATGAAGATAGTTTAAATACATACAAAATACAAGACACTGAAGTAAGCGAATTAAAATGGTTAACCTATGAAAATGCTTTGAAAAAAATACGATGTTACAATTTAGAGAAAAAAAATGTGCTAGAAAACTTACACAATATTCTCACAAGTTATCGTATGTTTTTACTATAAAATATTTTTGTATTATATATGAATAATAATACAAAAGAAAAACGTTGCCCCAAAGGTTCACATAGAGACCCTATAACAAAAGAATGTGTAGAAATTGCTAAGAAAGATAACGTAAAAGAATCCAAATATCAGATTGAAAAAGCAATGGGACATGGAGCTCGTAATCAAGTAGAATTTGTAATATCAAACGATTTTTTATATAATGTTAAAAATATTTATTCGCGAAAAGATTATAATGCAATTAAAGTGGAACATTTAAAAAAACTCCACGATAAATTAAAATATGAAGACGAAACCAGAAAAGGACGAAAATTTATTAAAACATGCCCTAATAAAAACAGTTTAATTGATGCTATTTTAGAAATGCAAAATGAAATTAGAAAAAAAAACGGATTGGATGAAAATGCGACAGAAGTTGTGGAAACTGTACCAGAAATACCCAGTCCAATGGAAGAAAAAATCAAACCAATAGATGAATCCATTTTCGAAAACAGTATTAAAATACCTTCTTTCATAATAGATAAAGATGATACATCTAATAGAGAACTCGATTTAGGTGAAATTCCAAAAAACAAAGAAGATGCTGAATACAATGATTACTTAAAAAAGAAAGAACTTATGGAATATAATGAAAATAAAACAAAAATTCATTTTGAAAATTTATATCCTACTCTTGATGACCCGAATTTTAGTTCAAAAATATCTCTATTTAAAGAATTTGATCAAACAAAATATGATGGTCAAATTAGAAACATTGAAGAACACGCAAATAAATTGTGTAATGCAGAAGTTGAATTATCACCTCACCAAATGTTTGTTAAAAACTTTATGTCAAACAAAACCCCATATAATGGATTGTTGTTATATCATGGTGTAGGTACCGGTAAAACATGCAGTGCTATTGGTATATCAGAAGAACATCGTAAAATAACTGCACAACACGGTAATAAAAAACGTACTATTATAGTGGCTTCTCCAAATGTTCAAGATAATTTCAGAAATCAACTTTTCGATGAAAATAAACTAGTCGAAAAAAACAATATATGGTCTGTGGAACGCTCTTGTGTTGGTAATGATTTTTTAAAAGAGATAAACCCAAGTAATACATTAGGATTGCAAAGAGAATTTATTGTACGCCAAATAAAAAGTATAATAAACAACAATTATGTATTTATGGGTTATACTGAATTTTCACGTTATATTCAGAAAAAAGTTAAAATAGATGATAGCGTTGACGTCAAAACCAAAAAAAATTTATATCAAGACAAATTACAAAAATTATTTAATGATCGATTAGTCATTATTGACGAAGTACATAATATTCGCATTTCAGACGATAACAAACAAAAACAATTGGGTCGTCAGATGATTGATGTTGCAAAGTATAGTAATAATATGAAATTATTGTTACTGTCTGCTACACCCATGTACAATTCATACCGAGAAATTATATGGATTATTAATTTATTAAATTCTAACGACAATCGCGGTACTTTAAAAACAGACGAGGTATTTAAAAAAGACGGGACATTTACGGATAATGGCGAAGAATTGTTGCAACGAAAACTTGTTGGTTATGTTTCATATATACGTGGTGAAAATCCATATAGTTTTCCTTTTCGAATTTATCCCGAACATTTTGAACCAAACAATAAACCCAAAAATTATCCAACAATTCAATTCAATAAAAAAGAAATAAGTAAACCAATTCAACATATTCCATTATATTATTCGAATATGGGAGAATTTCAAGCAGCATCATATAAAAAAGTTATTACTAATTTATCAGAATCAGAAAAGATTTCATTTGAAAATATGGAAGCATTTGGATATACCTTATTACAAAAACCGATTGAAGCAACCACTATAACTTATCCATCCG